GGATGTTCTTGTTTGGTAATAGACAAAGCAATGTCTACCATTTGACTAATCCATTGTTTAGACTCCGGGGTTGCTTTTTTAGTTACTTCATTTAGCTTATCTATATTAATGAAGTTTTCTAAAACAATTTTAGGTTCTGGAGTCACTGCATCCACAAATGAACCAAGATTGTCGTTTTTAGGCTGTCTAGGTACTCTAGTAGTTTTTGTATCTATTGTCGTAACGCCTGGTGTTCCTTTTTTAATTGCTCTTACTGCCATAACTTGTTTAATTATTATTTACTTAATATAGTAATTTCTTTTGAAATTACCAAATAGAACGATCGATTAGTTGAATACTCCCAATCAAGGGAGTATTTTATTTTATAAAGATAAGAAGAAAATTTCTATTTACCAAATCTTTAAGACTGTTTTTGAATGTAAGCTCTGGTTGTATATTTATTTTTCAATCCAAATCTATAACCATCTTGCGAAGATTCTATAGTTGCGAACTCAGACATATCTGCAGATACTTTAGTATCTCCATTTTGGAAATAGATTAAGCCGGCTTTTGCTCCGAAAAATTCTTTTTTAATATTTTCCAATCCTGAAATAAAAGTTTTAGGGTCTTTTATAAAAGTATGATTCATTAAATCAGTTAGAATAATTTTTACCTCTTTAGTTTCATCTGTTACTGGCTGTCCTACTCTGATTTTAATTTCGTCTGGTTTACCTGCACTTTTAGCAATATCTTGAGCATCATCTCCACTAATCCAATATTGAGAATTTATAGAGGTACCTTTAACTATTATTCTAGAAGTAGTAATATTTTTACTTAATTTAAGTGAAGAAAGTAATTTATTTAATTTTTCTATTGAATTAAATGTTGTGTCTAATATTCCCATTGGCACATCGCCTGGAGTAATAGTAATTAAATCTCCGCTAGCTTTTTTAACTGGCACTTCTTTAACAATATCCATTATTGTAGCCATTTTAGGTGACAATGTTAATACTGCCGCAAAATTATCAGGTTGCTGCAAATCATTAATAATTGTATAAAAATCCATTAACTGTTTAGTAAATGGATGTCTAGATACTTTACCTTCAGCGCCTGGTCTAATATTTCCAGCTTTAAATTTTCCAGATTTTGAATCTAAAATATCTAGCGATTTAACTTCATAATGTTTATCGCCATCTGCAATATCAAAAGATTGAGATGACCCTTGAACTACGGCATTAAGAACAAAAAATGAAATATACAATTCTCCCTTTCCGATTGCTTGGCCTACGAATGTGTCCCAAAGCTTTTGATATGGTTTATATGATTTGTTATTTAAATCGTCTACAGTTTGTAATGATTTAAATACTTTAGCATACATTAACGCCTCTGTATTAGTCAATCCAGTAATAAACTTTTGAAACTCAATAAATAAGTTATTTGGCATAGTTTCTAAAAACGGTTGCCAAAGTTCTTTTTGGTTAGTGTCTAATAAACTAGTAAACTTTTTAAATTGTGTATCAGTAGACGGAGCTTCTGTCAATCGTTCAAATGGCACTTCAATTCCTTGAGCTTCTAAAATGTTTTGTAAAATAAACAAATCCTTTTTATTTTTAAAATCAGGATATCCTTTTTCACATTGATAACTCCACTCTAAAAGAATAGCATCAAAATTAGGAAGTGGCTTCTGAGCAACTTCTACTGTTTCAGTAATTCTCTGAACCGCATTTTTATCTTCTGCTAGAATAGAATTTAGGTTAATTTTTGCCATTACGCTAAATTTTCTAATTTGTATTTTGTTGATGAAAGTAATTCATCAATAGTGTCAATTTGGTTTTGTATCGAAGAACTTTGAAGCTTTTCTCCTTTTCTTAATTTTTCTAAAGCTTCTATTAGCTTACTGAAATATTTAATAATATTTTCAACAGCAGCATTATTGTCAATACCGTCTACATCTTGAAATTCAATTAATCCATTTTTACCTTGGTAATTTTCAATAATTAAATCAAGTAAAGGAATAATTCCTTCGTAATATGCTTGTAACGCTAAATGCGCTGCATGCGACCCAGGACCTTTTACACGTAAATGAAATACATGAGCTTGAGTTCTAGAGTGCATGAATAATGATGCTAATTCTTCCATAATTTTCTTTAAAATAAATATCTAAATCCTTAATTTCCTGTTGACCCATAACCTCCAGAACCTCTTTGAGAATCAGACAAATCGTCTACTTCTTCAAACTCAATTTGTGGATATGGTATAATAACTAACTGACCTATTCTATCTCCTACTTGATATGCAGTTTCAGATGACACCCAAATTACATTTTCTACTGGGCCTGTCAATAAAGGAAGTCCTTTTCGTTCTCTGTCTTCTTGAAGTGTTTGAAGAACTGCAGGTTCCATTTCTTTAGTTCTGATACCTAAATCTTTAAACCTAAATTTAATTTCACCTCTATATCCTGAATCTACAACTCCTACATGATTTGCTAAAATCAAAGATGTTTTTGATACTGAACTTCTAGCGAATAAAAGTCCTACATAGCCTTCTGGAATTTCAACTGCTAAACCAGTTCCATATTCAATAAACAATCCTGACTTATCTATTTGTGATGATATAGCCGTTAAATCCATTCCTGCATCTCCTTGAGTTGCATATGAAGGTATAACTGCTTCTGTGCTTAATTTTTTTATATTAACTTTCATATTGCGCAACTGTTTCTTCTAATTTAGTAGCAGAAATAACTCCTACCATTTTTTCAACTACTTCTCCGTCTTTTTCAAATATAAATGTAGGAATATTTCTTACACCATACTTTTGCATTAATTCTTGGTTGCTGTCAGCATCCACTATCTCTGAAGTGAATCTACCTGGGTTGTCTTCAACAAATTTATTGAAAACAGGTTTCATCATTTTACAAGGCCCGCACCATGGAGCGCTTACATAAATTATGTTCATAACTTTTTAATATTTAATTACTTTTTTAACTTCTAAAATTTCAACAGGCTTAACTATGATTTCATTCCACAAATAAGTCGATTTATCTTCATCACTACATAAATCAGCTGAAGTGCATAAATTAGATGTTTCGTCTGGGTGACCTAATCTAAACATATTAGCTGCTTTGTTACCTTTATCCGTTACAATAGATTTTACATCTGATTTAAACGCTGCTACTAATTTACCTTTTAGTTTAACTAACATATTAGATTCTGGTCTAAAGAATTTTCTATATTGTTTAGTAAAAGTTGATATTGCATATATTCCTCCATTTTCAACGGAGTCTTGTAAATTCAATACTCCTTGAGGAGATGTCCAATGCAATACAGTTACTGTTTCATCTATTGAACCATACACAGTCTGAGTAAAATCTTTATCTAACAATACAAAAGGCTCTAACGCTCCTCTTGAATAAAAGAATGCAACTTTTACAGAATCGATTAATTCATTACCTAGCGCTTCTGAAAACTCATCTCGCAATTGCCAAACTCTATGGTTTACAAAATCTTCAATAAAATCTAAAACTTCTTTTTGAGTTAGCCCATCAAAGAGTTGAGTTTCAACATAAAGTTGATACTTGAACCATTTATTGATTAAGTGTACTAAATTGTGGTTATCATCTATTATTCCTCCTCTTGTATCAAATCCTTGCTTTTCAAGTTCAAGAAATTCATTAGCAACTTGCTCCCATTCGGAAATTGTTGCAAATGCATCTTCTGGGTGAAAATAACCTCTTACTGGAAATTTATTCATTCTGTTCTTTTATATAAATATCTTGTACTTGAATATTTCCCGCTTCATGTTTAGGTTCAAAAGGACAATGTCGACATCCATTACCACAACAAACACCTCTCTCTATATGGTATTTTGCAGTGAATACTTTATATCCATTTTCAATATAAAAGAGCGGCTTTTCGGACCGCTCTTCTACATATAATTTATATATCCAATCTGTCATTGAATTATGTTATTTCACAGGCACCTCCTGCACAAGCAGCTTGATCTTGCAAATTGGTATTATCCATTAATTCAACCACTTGAGACAAATCAATATTTGTTAATGATTTCATCATATCTAAATACTTTGCTTCATCACAGTCTTCAAAAGGAGCTTGAATATAAGTTCCTCCATTGTAAGGAAGTACTGACAATCCATTATAGAATTTTCTATTCTCCCACATCCAAGCGCCTACTTCATCCCATTCATTTTCTTTAATTGAAACGGTAGCGGATATGTTATGAGTATTTTGACCTCCTCGATGTCCTGGCTTGATCCAATTAGTATAGAACCATTTAACTCTTTCTAACAAATCTAATGCAGACTCATGTCTTAATATAGAACCGTCTGGAGCTTTTTGTGGCACTGAAATCACTGCTGTATCGTGAGGACGGAAATATTCATCTTCAACTAACTCAGGATGATTAATTGTTAAGTAAGAATAAATTGCTTCATTCTTTCCTACTCGAATTCTTCTAACATAATAATCATTGTGCCAAGCGTGAATACCTGAAGAGGTGCCTAACACCAATGAAGAAGTTCCAGAAGGCTTAATAGTAGTCGATCTAGCCGATTTATTGATTCCAATAATTTTTGCTACTCTTTCATTTTCTTCTTTTACAATTCCAGCTGCTGCCTTCAAATCATATTTTTGAGCTTGGTCTGAACCTACTCCTGTCATACCTACTCCAATCAAAGCGTCTTTCTCTGTAGTTCGTTGCCACACAGAACGCAAATAATGGAAATTGGTATATCCTGCTTGAAGCGTTCCAATAAATGAAGCAGCTTTAACTCTAGCATCTAAATCTTCTTGAGATGTAATATCAGATACATTTACTTCACATAAATTACAAAACTGAAATGGTCTTAATGCTATTTCGCAACATGGATTAGTTCCCCAATCTTTATCATTTGAAAAATAAATTCCAGGCTCCCCTGCTCCAGAAGCTTCAATCTTTTTCCATAAACTTAAAAAGAATTCTTCAGTAATTTTATTTCTTAATAACACTGCTGAATTATTTGCTCTTCCTCTTTGTGGATTCAACTCCCACCATGCTCCTGATTTCGAAGCAATCATTTCATCATCGTCTGCCGAGAATAAAGATATCAAAGCGGCTCTACGAATTCCTCCAGCTAACACAGCATCTGCAATATGACACACTATATCATGCACCTCAATAGAGGTTAATTTTTCATTGTCTTGTTTAGTATCTAATATACCTTGAATTTTTACAAGACATTCTTTTAATGGTTGTGGTCCTGGAGCTTTACCTCCTGAAGTAATTAACATTGCTCCTTTTTGACGAATGTCTGAAAAGTCGAAGTTAATTGTTGACCCGCCTTGAAAATAAGACTTCATTAGAATCTTAACAGCGTCTGCCCAACCTTCAATAGAATCTCCAATTAAGAATCTTCTATGTTTAGTTGGATTTGGTTTTCTAATTTCAGGTAATGCATCTACGTGATGTTTTTGAACAGAGTATCCTACTCCCGTACCACCTAACAATAAAAACATAACCTCTCCAAATGCTCTCCAATCATCTATTGGAGCATACGCGCAATTATAAATTCTATTAGGAGAAATTTCAACTGGCTTACCGCCAAATTGCAAAGATCTCATAGAAGGTAGAACTTTTTTGTCGTATACAAATTTATAAGTCTCTTCAATTTCTTGGGCCAATTGAGGGTACTTTTTAATGTGCATTTCTTTGTTTCGAGTAACTAACTCTTCCCACGTTTCACGTCTCTGGAGTGAAGACTGAAACCTCGCGTATTTCATATGAACTGTAATGTCAGATAAAATTTCGTTTGATAATTCCATAGTGTGTTAAATAATTTGTAAATAATAAGTTGAAGTCTCCCAAGCCTGGTTATATAATTATAGTATGATATAGAAATTATCCAAGATCATTTGACACTTCTTTGTATTTTTGTAATAGACTTTTTCTTAATAATTCCTCTCCAGTCTGCATTTGTTTATTAGTATCTTTACCTTGCACTGAAGTCTCCTCATAGATATGAATTTGTCCATTAGACATATTCATTTTCGACGGAAATGTGATTCCGTCAGGCCCAAATCTGTTTTTAATAATATGGAATCTTCCTGTACCTGCTATCTTATCAGTTACCTTTCTAGACAGTGAAAGCACAAAATCGGCAATCATTACTTTTGAATAAGACTCTGAAATTTTATCCGCTTCAATAACATCTTGCTCCAAAGCACTTCTGTTTGCCTGTGACGCTGTAAATAATGGAATTTCATATTCTCCTGCTACCCCACGTAAATCTTCATAAATAGATTCTAACTCATGTCTCATTTCTTTTCTAGAAACAGTACCTCTTAATAAATCTGCATAATCGACAACTACTAAATCAGGCTTCTTACCCATTAAAATCATTTTTTCAATGTGAGCTCTAATAGTGGAACATGAAGCTGTCTTGGTTGGATAATACTTAATAGTTAAATCTCCTTTTAATTTGCCTACCATTGCAGCAATGTCTTCTTGATTGTATTTTAAATTTTGTGCAGCTATTCCTGTTAGCACCGCGTCATATCTCTGACCTACATATCCTTCATTTAACTCTAAAGTATAATGAACTACATTTAAGCCATTTTTTATTGCATGGGCTCCTACATTAATAAGACCCCAAGATTTACCAATACCTGCAGGAGCTACAAATACTACAAGTTCTCCTTTACCAAAACCTCCGTCTGCTAAATCATTAATAACTGGCCATGGAGTCGGAATACACGCTCTAACATTTTCCATATACCTAGATTCCACACTTGTATTATATTCATGACCTACTGCCTTATCAGCACCAGCTTTCATTGCCATATCAATAGTAGCTTTAATAGAATCATATTCTCCTTTTCTCAAAAGTTCTACTGAATCTAAAATTGCTCTTTTAATGCACTGATTCTTACAAAAGTCTAAAGTCTCTGCCTTAACAAAATCTAAATCATCAGACTCTAAAAATCTATATGAATCTTTAAGAGTTTCTACTATTGCAGTCTTAACTACATCTCTTTCAACTTCTTGAGTTTTGATTTTAAATACATCTAATGTAGGAGCACATCCATACTCATGAAAGTATTTCACAATTTGCTCTACAACCCATTGGTTAGCTTCTGATTCGAAAAATTCAGGTAATAGAATATCTGCTACCTGTTGTAAAAATGCTTTGTCTGTAAGTAAAGAAGATACAATCTTTACTTGAAATCCGTGTCCGAAATTACTTAATTTGTCTGCCATATTAACCTAAATATATTAAATTCATTTGAACCATACAAATTATTTTTGACCAAAAGCTGTGATTGTTCCAAAGCTATTTGACAGCCAAGAATCTACATTTGGAATTACGGCATATATTTTGTCTTCCATAAACATCTTTTTAAATTTAAAAGTGTCCATAGGCGGTATATCTCTTTGAGCAATGTCAGCAATAATACCTTTGTAATTAGCTGCTATATCTAAATCTTCTAACGACATAAGTGCCCAATTAAGTCTTAACTGGGACTCTGAGTCCACGACTGTCTTATAGACTTTGTGTGCGTCTTTGTTCGCTTGTGCAAAGGCTATAATTTCTTCCAATGTAACTGTTTGGTCAGTTAAGAGCATTGGAAATTTTGCTTGTAATGTTTTAATACCTATTCCATTAATACCTTTGATGTTATCTGAATTATCTCCCATAAATACTTTATAATGAATAAAGTTATGAGAAGGTATTCCAAATTTAGCTTCTACTTCTGTTTGAGTGTAGTATTTCTTTTCTACCGGTCTCCATACTGAAGTTTTAGCATCTACTAATTGAATAAAGTCTTTATCATCTGACATTATGATTACTTCACTATCTTTAGGTCGAAATACTTCTGTAGCTAAATAAGCAATAGTATCATCTGCTTCAATATTGTCAATGGAAATAAGTGTCATTGGCAAACATTGTAAGTACTCAGATAATTTATGCATCTGATGACGCATATTTTGTAATTCTTGTTCTTGAGTCATATCTCCGATATCATCTCGTCTATTAAAACGAGTTGGTACTGATCTACCTTCTTTATAACCAGAGTGCATTTTCTTTCTCCTTGCAGAGCCTCCTTTACCGTCAAATACAATTATACACCTAGTTGGTTTAAATTGTCTAATAACAGCAGCTATAGATCTCATGAATCCTACATAACCTCCTATATGGTCGCCATCGTCATTAACTAATGGCACCGCGCTAAAACAACGAATAAAAGAATTCAGACCGTCGACAATTAACACTTTACTGTCTTTGCCTAGGCCTGAGTTCTGTTTTTCGTGGTCTTCGCGAATTTGTTTCAATAAATCAGCGTAACCTTTTATCATAACTTAAGAATCTTCTCCTTCAAACTCTGTTTCGATTTCGATATCATCTACCCCGAAATGTTCTCCAGCTTTGTAATTAATAATATACTTTTCACAAATTGTTCTATATACTTGCTCTTTCATTTCAGGATCGTCTATTAATTTCTTTTGGAAATCTTTAGATTGAAATTTAATTATTTCACCCGTATCTGTGTTAGTATAAGTATACCACGCACCTGCTTGAGTTACCAATCCATGATTTTTCAACATTGTCAACCATGAACCATAATCGTCAATTCCAGAGTCAAAGTAAATTTCATAATCTACAGAACGTAAAGGCGGACCCATACGATTTTTAACTACCTGAGCTCGAGTTGTTATTCCTAACACTGCCTCCGGCGCATCTGAAGATTTTGCTAATTTAATTTGACCTACTGATTTTAAACGAAGACGAACTGAAGAGTGAAACGCGATTGCTTTACCTCCTGAAGTTGTCCATTGGTCTCCAAAGGATACCCCTAATCGAGTACGTAACTGATTTGTAAATATTAAACAAATACGCTCTCTACCAATAAAATTGGTAATTTTACGCATTGCTTTTGATAGAATGATTGCTTTTGAAGTCGCCCATCCATCTTTGTCATAATCTGCTGACATCTCCTGCTTGGTAGATGCTCCTGCTACAGAATCCACTACAATAGTCACTAATCTATTTTTAGCGTTTTTTCTTATAGATTCTGTAATTGATTCGATTGACTCGAATATGTCTTCAACTGTATCTAAAGGAACATATAACATATCCTTTAAATTAATGCCTATCGCTTCTAGGAACTCACGAGAAACTGCATTTTCAGTATCTATATATACTGCTAATCCTCCTTTTCGTTGAGTGTCTGCTAGAGCGTGAGCAGCCAATAAAGATTTACCTGAAGCTTCCAAACCTGTGATTTCAACAATTCTTCCTACTGGCAATCCTCCATTTGGTCTATTTGAAATAGCCAAATCTAACATTGTCGATCCGGTAGAAATCCATTCATTCACATCCGAGGGTGAATCTGAGTCACCTTCTAAAAAATAAGCTACTTTATAATTAGAGCTTTTAAATTTCTTATTAAGGTTATCAGCTAACACCGAAGCCAAGTCATCTTCTAACTCAGCTTCTGTTGCTGGTTTTGTTGTTTTTTTCGCCATAGTTAATCTAGAGAAACCAATTGGTTACTCAATATTATTGGTTAAATAAGTTGTCGAATGCTGACGCTACGTCGTCTACTTTTGCTACTGGAGCTGCTTCTGCAATACCAGCTTGGTTTGCATTTGTAGCTTTTGCTGGAGCTGAAGCGGTTTCTTCTGCCGCATTTTCTGGGTCTAACCAATTATGTAAAAGTTTAGTCATTTCATCGTAAGAATATTCTTTGAAGATGTCTGTCGCTTTTGGTTGATTAGCTAACTTCTCTAATACCGATTTGTTATCAGTTACAGGAGTTTGGTTAGGTTTAACACGAATAGAAGTTTCTGGAAATGATTTTCCTGTTTGATCAGCTGCTTTGAATTCAACTGCAATGTCTCTTCCTGCTACTGGATCTGTGATATCTCCATAATCAGGGTCTGCAATGAATCCTAAAAGTTCTTGATAAACTGATTTACCAAAGCCCCAAAATTTAACTCCTTCATCTTCTTTACCTCTTACAATAACTGGAACATAACAACGCATTGTTGGCTCTAGTTTTTTACCAGCTTTCCAATCGTCTGAATTTCCTGTTGATTTAAGTTTTTCTCCGAACTCTAAAATTGGGTCAGGGCGACCAAATGACATTGGAGATAGAATTGATTTACCACCGAAGTTATAGTGGAAATAAAGTTCAATAAATGGATTCTCTCTATTGTGTTGATATGGCACAATACGAACTACTTGAGTTCCTGGTTCTGGTTTCCATAAATTGTTTTGTTTAGAAGTTACATTTTGCAATGAGTTTAGCTTCTGTTTAATTGCGTCTAAATTAATAGCCATGATTTAAAATTTAATTGTTAATGAATATTTAATAATTAGTAATTGGTAATGTAATTTGAGTGTCTAGAATAATCAATCTACATTCTCAACTTCTAATATAACCTTAATATATGATAACCTTACGGTTAATACAAATATTTTATTTATTTTCTTTAGCATTCTTATAAACGGTTTTCAACCATTTAATGAATCCCATTTTTTCGTCTTTTTGAATATTTGGATATTCTTTGAAGAATTCCATTGCAAACGCATTAAATGAAATCGCATCTTGAGCCATTAAATCGATATCTGACATAGCAGATTCTTTCATTGCTTTTTTTACTTCCTCTTTGATAAGAGCTCTGAATTGAGATGCTTTCATATTATAAATTTATAATTTGATATACTTTGGTATTTAATACTTTTAGTTCATTATTAGAAGTTACTAGTAAAGCATTGGCATATTTGGTCCAATCCACAGAATATTTATTATCTAATATTCCGTCATTTTCTTTTCTAATTAAAGCATTTAAAGAATTAATAGTATATAAAGTATTAGTTTCTTTTTTTCTATGCACCAACATTGCTGCTGGTAATTGTTTTCTGTGATTTCCTTTTTCAACATTGAAACTGCAAATAAGCTCTTCACTATTATCTATGGAAAGCACAAATATTCGTTTGTAAACAACTTCGTAAGTCTTTGAAATCATAGTAACTGTATGATCTAAAGAATCTTCTAAACAAAATAAACAAATTAATTGTACCAATGTTGTAATTTATAAACGATATTATCATATATAAATATGGCACTAGTGTCTTTTTGGTACAATCATGTTATTATAATCTGGGCCTATTTCCAGCTTCACAGGAAACTTTCCTCCCTGCTCTAATTCTTCTTGAATCAAATTAACAAGCGTAGCGCCGTCTCGTTTGTCGAAATCGTATAAGAAGCTATCGTATGTATAAAGTATTAGTTTACTTGAATACGCCTTTGTACGTAGAAGTATGTTATGGATTACGGCCATGTTCCTCTCGGTTTCATAAGACTGTAATAAATAGTTTAAAAGCTTTGCTGCATTCATATCACCAAAGAATGATTTAAACAATTTTCTTCCAAACATAGGAGTTTCAATATACCCTTCATCTTTATACTGACTCCAAAGCAATTGAGTGTATCTGTGTATTTTTTCAAAGAATGGAATTTCTAAATACTCTTGACCAATACCTCCATAAAGTTGTCTAAATGAAATAGATTTAGCTTCTGAATATTCTTCCGGAGTAAGAGTTTCTTTTTGAAAATAAAATTTACCTAAATACTCATGCACTGAACATCCTTCTGGAAATTTATAATCAACTAACTCTGCTAAAAGTCTTAAGTGATATGCGTCGTAATCAAACGAAAGCATAAACCCATTTTCTCCAAATCTAGAACAAAATGCACCACGTTGCCCATTGTCTTTGTTTAACGCAGCATAATTTATTCCTCCAAATCTATTTGAAGGTCGACCTGTGGTAGTGTAAATGTTATATTCAGTATATGCAAAGTTCTCATATAAAGGAGCTTCCTTGAATTGTTTTTTGTATTGATCGTAATGAGCGAATAATCCATTTTGCTCTATTTGAGCAAGTGAATCTAAAATCAATTCATTGTAATTGGTAAATGCGGCATCTTCGTGAAAGAAATCATATACATCTAAAAATCTTTGAGCTATAGATTGCCCCTTTTCAATATGCTTTGTAATTGGAATAATTGCATTCAGATTATTGAACTTTTCAAAATGCCTTGTAAAGAACTCGTGAGCAGGCGTATCAAAATCATCTTCAATAGGTTGGTTCTTATGAAAGTACTCAACCATATTCATATCAATTATATTTTTACGATCTAGAAATCTTTTAAATTTCTTTTTACCATAAACAAACAATTTATTATCTTCTGGAAATTCATTTAGTAATTCTTCAGGAAGTGAAAGACCTTCAGTGTGATTGAATACAATCATTACTTCTTTATCTAAATTAATTACATACACATAAATGACTGAGACAGAATCTGTATAAACTGGTCTTTCGCCATTACAGTAAGTAGGTACGACAATCCAATCGTACCCTTTAGACTTTTCTAGGAATGACTCAAACTCTAATTTCGTTTCTATAATTTTCATAACCTAGACAATATATATAATTCTTTTGTTTTAACCAAATAATTTCTTAATGTCGTCTTTGACTGCTCTGGAATGAACTGATAATTCTATATAATCAGTTAAGAAGTTTTTAAGTCCTGCAAATTCATGATCTTTTAAAAGCACAATTCTTTGGTTGGTATCATAAACACCATAAACGATATTTTGAGTTGTTCGATCATCATTAAGTGGCCCTGTTAATTTCCAATCAACTTCAGTAGCTATATATAACTTGTTATCTATTCCACCTGAATGTTTTTTCCAAGATAAAAATTGATCTTTACTAATTTCTAGTATATCTTGAAAGGTAGAAAAGTTTCTTCTTTTAAGAAAATATCTAGTCATTTTACCGTCTTTATAATTATCTAAAGTAGGAATTGGAAATGTATAATGAGGAGCAATTATAGTATCTTTTTTAACAATAGAATCATATTGAAAATTATTAGGCTGATCTATTCTATTAACATATGGAATTAATTTTTTAGAATCTGCTTTATGAAATACCGCACCTGTTAATACAGTACCATCTATATATCTATGATAAAATCCTTTGAATTCAGTACCATCTTCCAACATCCATTCTAACCCATCTGTTCGAAGATTGTTTATAATATGAGAAGCTGGATAATATAATTTATTTCTTATATACATTTTAGTATTCTGGTTGAGTTCTACAAACAGTGCTTAAAGTTGTCGTCCAATCATTTCCTGAAATATTATGATCTACTTTAGTAACAGTAAAGCATATTTTAGCTTTTTTATAAGCTGCTGGAAGATAATTACATGTAATTGCATTTCCAAATAGAAATCCATTAATTCCATCTAGAGTGCATGAAAATTCAATTGGCACTGGAAATGCCTCCGTGCCTGGCTTAACGCCATTAGCAGTTTCTCCGGAAGTATACATCCTTTTAATTGCCGCTCGTAATGCATTAACATTTTTTGGCGAAGGGCCAATACCTTCAGGATCTTTAGGGTCAGGCGGTCCTTGCGCATCTATTTTTTTTCTAGCATCTGCATATGAAGTTGTTGGGTCTCCTTTAGTAGGAGTATCTTTTTCAGTAATTCCATTGATTTGAGCTACTACAGCACCTGCCGGAGATGACGTAGAAGTATTTCCTACATATGCAGCGGTTGCCATTTCTGACGGTACTTTTGCAACTAATGAAATATTTCTACAAATACTATCTCGCTGCACAGCTGTTATAACATATGGCTGAATCGCTGCGTCTATATAATTAGAATCTACAATTAAAAATTCCATTGGGTTTTTAGGATTCTGTGACATAGACAATTTAAATCTAGTACCTGTATTTATATTGATAGAATCAAATAATTTACCAAATAATTTTGCAATTGAAGTATCTGCAGATTTTGCATTATTACCTTTATCATCTGCTAACTTACTTAAAATATCATTTAAGTGAGTAATGCTAATCATAATTTTACTTAAATCTCCTGAACCAAATTCCCCTTGATGTGTAGTAAATCCTAATTTCATTTTGCCTCCATACGTAGCATAAGGTTCAGGCAATAAAATTTCTTTTGGATTACCTGAAACAAGCATATTTGACCCTCCTGCTGGAACATTTCCTTTTGTAACAGTGCCATCACATTTGATAGATATTTCTTTAAGTTTAGCTGAAGTGTCATGTATTTTTTCAACTGCTAATTTAACAAATGCTTCTAAAGTTACGTAATAATGTGGAATAGCTTCTTCACCATCTTCACCTTCTCCAGTTCCCCATGATTCTGGAAATTTAACATTTCCTACTCCGTCAGGGCCTACAATTTGGTCTGCCTGACCTTCTAATCCGTCTACTATAACTTCTAGAGCTCCCATTACAGTGTCTCCATGCACTTTATTACCTAAAGCGTCTGCAATTTCTTTTCCTTTTGCATCTGAAGCTGGGTTTGCTGAGGCACCTAAAATAGCCATACCCTCTCCCATTGCATTGCATACACAATCAAATCCACCTACTGGATTAACTTGATAACTAAAATTATATACAAATCCTTTGAAATTTCCAGCCGATCCTCCAGCACCTCCATCTTTATGCCAACCATATTTTACGTTAACTTCAGCTCCTAAATCAAAAAATGCTTGCTTTCCATCTAAATCGTTTAGGTTATATACTGTAAAAGAAATATCACATTTCAACACAGAACCAAAATCTCCTGCGCTAGATATTTTAACTGAAGTGATATGCGGCTTTGGATTGAATGCACCTGCTGAAGTTCTTCCAGGCTCATATAATCCTGCTCCTCCTATACCTCCTCCAGTAACTAATGATAGATCAGCCGATCTTCCAGCTTTTTTATGAAAAGCGGTTGCAGATGCATACGCCATTTTTTGATTAAGCCATGCATGGGCTCCAGAATCTCTTACTGCAGTTGAATATATATTTTTTCTAGCATTTAAAGCTCCTTGAACTCCGCCATCTACTGCAGTATAAAAAATAGTATCTGCCATTATCTAGATGTATTTTGATCTTTATACAACATTAATACTTCATTATAATCTTGAGGTATTCTTAATTGAATCCCAGGTTCTAAATATAAAGAATCCTTTCGTAATGTAGGATTAGCTGCTGCTATCATCCACCAAAATTCTGCATTAGCATAATATTTCCATGCTAATAAATCTAATCTATCTCCAATTGTAGTTATAACATAAATATCTGAATAACTTAATGGAATTGTTGGATCTAATAACGAATCATAATATCTTCGTTTATTGTCTTCATCCAATTTTGATTTTTGCGTAAATGAATAATTGTTATATCTTGCCATTGTAAATTAATTTAATTTATATCTGCGTCTCCTAACCAATTTCCTACTCCTTGTGCTGTTCCGCCTCTAGGAGATAAACTATATGCTCTTCCCATTTTTTGTGGTCTATAATCTCCAATTACTGTTAGTGATATTGAAACTTCCATTATCATAGGAAGTTGTTTTCCCACCGTATCATTTTTATCATCAGCTTCTGCAATATCCCATGTCGCATCATCTGGTATTGTATATGACAATGAAGTTATAAATCCAGGAGTTCTGTGAAATAAATCTCCTATTGTAAATCGCATCATAGGACCTGAAGGTTTTGATCCTCCAACTAAATCAGGCATTGTATATGTAGATAAATAATTTAATTTTCTCCACATAGGAATCATTTCAGATCGAGTCGTTGCCGCTACTGTAAAATTAAATGATATACTTCGCTCGAATGAAGAATATAAATACGCACTATCTGGACGACCCATAATAGCTATTGCATCCCATCCTGGAGAAAATGAATCTGTAAATCCATTTAAAGTTGCTCTGAATGCCATTATATTAGTTCCTGAAGTAGCATCTTCAAACCAAAATTTAACGAAATCTTTATAACCGTCTGGCATTGGGTCTCCTTTTCCGATATCTAATCCAGTAATCATATCACCGTGAAATGTACCGTCTGAAGTTAATACTGTTCTATTATTTGCTTTTTTAAATGAGTAGTCAGTGCCTTTTTTAATAAATTTATTCGGCTCTGATCTATCTCTTCCAACTTCGCCTGGTTTACCTAAACCAAATCCTGTTTTACTTTGAATATCATTATTTACATAATATTGAGAGTTAGGGTTTATTCCTACAATTCCTTTTTGTACAGGAGTTAAATTAGGATTGTTCTTGTTAATATCATTTCTAAAATCATTAGGTATAGTTCTAGCTACTCCGTTTTGTTTAGGTATTTTATTGTATGCTAAAGTAATATAATCATTTATAGAATTATTAGGACTGTTTGGATAACTTGCAACTTTAGCTGCATTAGTTTCAATATATTTATCAGGAATGGCATTGTTAGTATTTTTAGCTCCTGGAGTTACGTTATCTTTAGTAGCATTTGTAATAGTTGTTCTTAAACTATCTTTAGTTGTAGTGCCTTTTTTAAGAGTATCAACTTTTTCTACTGTATTTTTAGTATTATCTTTATCAGCATCAAAATCATGCTTAGTTGTTGCTCTTAAACTACCTGCATATTGTTTATCACTATATCCTTTACGTTCTGCTAGCTCGTTCGATTCTTTAGATATTTTACCTGCCGATAATCTATCTTTTAATTGATATGGATTTGAATCCATATCATCGGTAGATTTAGAATAAGCGGTTTTACCATATTCCTCAGCAGTTGGTTTTAATGAGGAAGGTAACTTATCAATATCTAATTTACCTTGTGGAGTTTGAGTACTAACTGTATTTGAAGATTTATATACTGTCTTAGCTTCGTTAGTTGCATATTGTTTATCAAATGTATATAAAGTTTTCCAATTTTGTTTTAAAGCTTGAGAAACTGATTTATCATCTGTAAATGCAAATCTAGATATAGTTGTCGTACCAATACCATATACAGAATTTGGTCCTGCTAACCCAGATAGTATTTGTATTGGAGCTCCATTATGGCCAGATATTGATTTTAATTTAGCAACTGTTTTTTGTAAAACACTAGCAAATTTACCAACTTGCTTTTTTTCTTGTTTTCCAGGTTTTATAGCAGGAAGTAAATCTTTTCTAAGTTTTATTAATCTATTACCTTGAGGAGTTCCTAATTCATATGTTGTTATATTTTTATAGCTGTCTCCGTCATTTCTAGCTTTGATTACAGCTTCATAATTACCTGTAGCGTTTAATATAGGAATTCCATGACGGGTAAAGTGCAATCCAAATGCTGTTGTTGGCACAGATAACAATGAAGTAATTCCAGAGTGAATTCTAGAAGGTCTTCCTAATAAAGTTGGACCTGAAGATTCAACTTTTGGATTGGTTAATCCTAAACCTACTTGCTTAACTACCCATAATAAACCTTTAGGAGATGCCATCCATTTTGCAATTCTAGCGGTATCTAATGCTGAACGTTCCACAGCAGTTGTCATACCACCTCTAATCAATCCATCATCAAATGCTCCTGGAGAAGTTCTAAAGCCCCATCTTCTTCCTATAGATCTTACTACGAAAGGTTGCTTCATGTAAGTAGGATTATAAGACTCTTCTTGCAAATCGTATTTAGCATATTCAGCGTCTATTGCAGAAGGAGAGTTTTTCTCCATTCCTTTTGCATATAAAAGACTTTTATCTGATTGACCTTTTACAGACTTAATAGAATCGTTATATTTTCTTTTAGCTGAATATCCCGTATCTGAAAATTTCTTAGTAGCTATCGCTCCGTCTTTTAAATATTTAAACGGTGAACCCATTGACCCTAATTGATTATCTATCTTATACGTTCCAATCTCTAATACATTTTTATTAAATGTAGGTTTAACATCATTATGCTGAGTTGAAATAGAAGTAGTGGTAAATGCTGAAGCTTTTATAGAAGAATCTTTAGCTTTTACTACAGTATTAATAGGTATAATTTTAGACTCTTTACCTTTTAATTCAGGTTTAATAGGCACAATATTTGAAGACTTACTTTTTACTTCAGTTTTTATAGGTGCTATATTTGAAGACTTACTTTTTACTTCAGTTTTTATAGGAGCTATTGTCGAATCTTTAGGTTTTAATATTGTTTGTATTGGACTAATTGCAGATACTTTATCTTTTACAATAGTTGAAATAGTTACAATATTTGATGTTTTATCTTTTAATGTCGTCGCTATAGGGTTTACAGGCGAAGGCTTTGGCTTAATAACACGTTCTACTTTGATATCATTGATATATCTTTGAGTAGGTGCATTATTAGGAGACTTTTTTTGAATGTCCATAGGCATTGAGCCAGGTAAATTACCCGGAGATTTCAATTTACCTTCTTGTGGGAAATCTGCTCGAAAATTCGCTAAATTAGATTTTAAGTCGACTAATGCCATATTTTAATATATTAAAATGCTCCATGAGCACTATCCATTTTTGTATTATATGTTTTTCTTAAAGTAGTCTGTTTTTCAATTTCATCGATTACTTTACCTCCTATATTAATAGATACTGGCTGAGAAGTCGCTGCTATTAATTGTTTTAATAAACTAGCTATTTCTGAATTGTCTTGAGCAGGAGCTGAACCTCCTCCTATCATTGCAGAAACTCCTCCCATTAGTGAGGCAGCTAAGTCGCCTAATCCGCCCATACCAGAGTCGCTTGTCGAAGTTCCTCCATTGGCACCTAAATCGGTTCCAGCTATTACAGAATCTTGTTTATCTAATTGATATGTACCTTTTGCACCTGATACTACTAAACCACCTGAAGGGTCTATTTGTGCATCTGAAACTTTAGTAGCTGTCGCTCCACCGGAAGTAGCTTCTTCTTCATCAGAGCCTCCTAACCAAGAAGGTAATAAATCAGTTAATGCTGAAGCTTTATCAGATACCCAATCAAACGCTGCGTTAAATGGAGCTGTAACTCCGTCTATTATCGAACTTCCTATACTTGCAATTCCGTCTACTATATTAAAACCTATGCCTTTGACCCCATCTGTTATCATTTGACCTAAATTATCTACATCAAATAAACCTCCAATGAAATCCATTACCATTCTAAATGGCCAAGATAAAGTATCAATTATAGCGCCGCCTATAGATTTTAAAGCATCTACAATTCCGATATCTCCACTGAATACTCCTTTTATAAGTTCCCATCCTTTCATGAAAGGAGCTATTATTCCGTCTGTAATAGCAGGGGCAAATCCTGCGATTAAGTCCCATACTAACATAACCGGAGCATAGAAAAGCTTTAATATACCCGACCCGACATCTTTTAAACCTTCCATAATATCTCCACTAAAGATTTTACCTATTCCTTTAACTAAATCAATTACTCCTAATAATGGAGCAAATGCAAATTTAATTAATGGCATAATTGCTGGCATAATCCATGTTATAATATCTGTCAATGGATCTATTATTTCTGCAATCGGGCCTGCAACTTTACCAAATAGAGTAGTCAGTTTATCTGTTAAAGCATTTATTTTATCTTGAGCAGATGCTTGTTGATTAGCAGTTTCTAACGCAGCTGCTTCTTCTGCACCGATTGCGCCTTGAGTTTCTAACTGCTTAATTTGTTCAGAAGTAAGATCTTTCATATCTTTAATCTTCTCACCTCCTAGAGCCTGACTATATTTTTCTAACTCTCCAGCTTTCATTAATTGATCAACTGTCAATCCTGCTGCATCAGCAATTGCTTTTTGTTGATATGGAGCCATTTGCAATAATTCGTCATAGCTACCTGCTTGTGCTACTACTTCAGCAGCTGCAGCTGCTGTATCTCCTTGTAAAGCTAATTGTCTAGCAGCATTCATATTCATATGCTTACCAGTTAACACATTAGCTTTCATTTCATTTTCAAGACTTGACTCAATGTCTAATAAATTTGCAGATACACCCGCAGTCTCTTCTAATGTCATTCCTATTTTTTTAGCTTGGATAGCTGCTTTGGTTAATGCTGCAACATTTCCTTTGTAGCTAGCTGTCGTTGCTTTAGATGCTTTTGCAATGTCGGCAGTAATTTCTTTAAAATTGACAGAATCTCCTGTCATTGCATTATACATTTTAGCAGTCCTCTGAATTTCCTGAGTCATTTGTGGCGCGGTTTTACCCATACCAGCTGCTGTTTGTTGAAATTCTGCAGCTTGCTCGCCTGTCATTCCATATTGTTTAGTAAGTAATACTTGAGATTCTAACATCTCTTTACTTATCTGTCTGCTAGTACCTAATGCTTTATTTAAGTCTACAGAGGCAGCTGTCATTGTATGCACATTAGCTCCAATAACTTTGGTGTCCATGGCAACATCTTCTAAATGATGATGCGTTTCTAAAGCTTCTTCTTTAGAAATTCCCATTTGTTTAGCGAACTCTGTAGCTTCAGCGTCTATTTCAAACGCTTTTTTAATTAACATTACAGCAGCTGCGATTGCTAATGCAACTGGAAGTAATGGACCCATTGCTGCTGAAGCACCTGCTGCTGATGTAGCTGCCGCACCTCCCGCGCCTTCGGCCATTTGCAATCCTTTTACCATTCCTTGCGCTCCGTCAGCAGCGCCCATCATACCTTCTGTTACTCCTCCAGTTGCGCCTTCAACACCGTTTAATGCATTTATCTGTGCATCATAACCATCTATTGCAGCTTGTGAAGCATTTTGTGCTTGCACAGTGCCTTTCATAAACACATTTTCTAATGACTTACCTACTTTTGCTTCTAACTCTTCTTTTAGTTTATCAGTACCTAGAGCTTTTGATAAAAATGAACCTACTATAGGAATTTCTTTTATTGAGTCATCTATTTTGTCGACAAACCCTAAAGACTCTGATACTGAATCTTTATATTTATCCTGAAATTTATTAAGCTTCATTTGAGACTCTAATAAAGTCTTTCTATGAGGTAATGCATCCGCTTCAAGTTTAAATACTTGTTTCTTTACATCAGCAGCTTTAATTGCAATTTTATAATCTTTTCTAGCTAATAATCCAGCTGCTTGATCATTTTTTAATGATTTAATTTTATCAGAAGCTAATTTATGTTGTAATCCTAAACGAGCAATTTCATTAGCATTAAGTTCCTTAGATACGTCAAAGATATCATCCTCAAGGTCTTTAATTTCCTTAAGAGTTCGTTTAATTTCTTGGTTTGTTTTATACCTTCCTTTATCTAACTCAGCTAATTCTTGTGAACTTTTTCTAGATTCTTTCGCTGCTGTGGATTGTTCCTTTTTAATTTTAGCAAGGTCTTTGTCAACAGAAGCTGGCTTTGGAGCTGCCGACTTTGGAACTGCAGGCGATGGTGGAGTACTTGATTGCTTCTTAGCCATTGTATTTTAAATTAAATAACTTTATATTTCTTAAGGATATCTTTATGTCTATCTCTAGTTTTTTGCATTACTTTAGTAATATCATCTCCCATTTTTACATCAATACCATCTTTCTGAAGTTCTTTAATTAATTTTTCATATTCAGATACTTTTTTCTTTAATTGATCTGTAAGATTATTTAATGCTTGCGCTGATACTTTAATTTGTTGCTGCAACTCTTTATACTCTCCAGAATTTTTAAGGTATTCTGCTTGCTTTCTAAGTTTAGGTTCAACAAAAAGATTTAATAAAGATGCTAGTAAAGTTTCATGTAATTTACATTTACGTGAATGTGTAGCATCCATTAACTGAATATCTTCAGTAATTATTTCTAATTTTGTATATGCAACCTCTTCTTTGATAAGTTGCTTTAATTGAGTTAATTTCATTGTTGAATACTTTAATTTATAATAAATATCAATTTGGTAAACAGTTGGTACCGAACATACACCCACAAAAATAGGGCCGTTATCTTGGCCCTACTGATGGTCTATCTATTTTAGGTTTAGACGTATTTTTTGTATTTCCTTTTTGTGCTTCTTTCTTTTTAAGCAAAGCTTCTTCAGTTTTTTTATAATAAAATTTACGAAGCCACACCGGCATATTATATAATTCGGTCCAAGTAAACCCATCGCCATAATAAACCATATCAAATAATTGAGTATGGATTACTGGTTTATCTTTAGGACTGAGGCCAAAAAAAGCTAGAATCAATACTGAATCCCATCGCCTCCTCTTCGTGGTCGCACTCTGTGCAATTGAAATAGCTAACTTCAAATTTTAAATCTGGAGAAATTTCTTTCATATAAGTTCTTAAAGCTCTAGAATCCATTGCAAATAACTCATTGTCTACAAAATCAACAACTGCTCGTCTGTCTGCGTTTCCGTCTACAGATACAATAATATTTTTCAATCTAGTTGTCAATTCTCTATCAACGCTTTGATTGTTTTTGTTAGCTTTTTTAGATGCTTCAATATCTTTTGATATCTTTTTATCATCCCCAATAGTTAATAATCTAAATTCAATTACTCGTTTAGTTTGAGGTAGTGTAAATTCAAATATTCCTGGGCTAGTTTGTACAGCATAATCTGGAATATTGTATTCCGGTAATTGAGTTAAATCTACTGTTACTTTATTTTCAGCACCACATTTTGGGCAAGTTACTACAATTGGATAATCTTTTCCATATCCTAAAATACGAGCCGCTACCATTATTGCATTTTTGTCGCCTATTACTAAATCTTCATATCTAACAGGAGATACAATCATTGACTGCATTAGCTTATCTAATACAATTCCTTGTTTAATTAAATTCTGTGAAGTAAGAATATCTTCTTCTCGAGCTGTCATGTATTTCATTTCTATAGTTCCTTCTCGCAAAGGGTTACCTTCAGGATATACTAATCCTTTAGATGGCAATGAAATTATTTCAGTTGGAAAATTAGAAGCTTTTACTTCTTGTCGAGCTAAATTTGTTAATGCTAAATCTTTTAATTGAGCATCAGTAAGTTCAGTGTTATTCGACTTTGGGTAGTTGTCATTAACTTGTGCCATAACTAATATAAGTTTTTATTTAATATAAATATGTAATCTTTAAATTTTTTGGTTTTTTAAAGGTTTCCTGCTTTTCCTGTAAAGTGAATATCAGCTTTATCTTCTAAACCTGATTTATTTAACCATTTGCCTAACTCTTCATCCATATTTGGTACAGGTTGAGTTTCATTTCCTGGTTTAGATAGTTCAGGTACAATAACTTGATTGATAAACATAGCTTCTACTTTATCATCTAGTAATGTAGATACTTCTGGAGATAATTTAAGTGCATCCCAGAATGGACCTGTTAAGTTTTTAAACTCTGAAGATTTAGGATTTTTTAATCCGTCGTTAGACACAGATTTACCTATAGATAAAACAGCTTGAGCTACATCTTTAATATTTGATATGTTATCATAGGCTTCCAAAGCAGTTGTTATAATTGATAATCCTGGTATTAGCGATGCTCCCCATTTACCGCCAGTTTTTAATATTTTTGCTGCTTCAGCTTTGTTTTGCTTTCCTTTAATTGAATTTAATAATTTAGAAACTTCACCCCATGTAATTTGTTCCTCAGCTTCATTAAGTACTTGCTCTGCTATAGGTTTAAGCTTGATCATCTGTAGTCGTTGCAACTGGTTTTAACATTCCTTTAATCTTTCCTACTATTTGAGAAAATTCTTTTTCTGACATTCCGAAGGCAATTGCAATAGCACCTACTAATGCGGCTCTTTGCGCTGGGTTCTTTAAAGATTTAGCAGCGTCTGGATCTTCAAGAATCTGTATTAACTTAGGTCGTAGGCTCGAATCTACTGCCTTTACTGCTAGGTTCAAGTTGGTTATGATTCCTTTATCAGTGATTTTATTACCGTCCGGTCCGACAGGAATTACATCAGCTTCATGAAGTTGCTTTTGTGGAGCAAATTCTTTTAAAAGTTGTTTGAATTTATCTGGTGTCATTGTATTTAATTTATAATAAATATCTAATCATGAAAAAAGCCCCTATTTCTAGAGGCTTTAGTTCGTTTCTATATATAAAGATAAGTATAATTTTTCAATCTACCAAATCTTTTTAAGATATATTTTAATTATCTAGTTTTATTTTTAACATACTCTCAATATCTTTTTTCATAGAGTTATATTCACCTCTGGTAGCTGCGTCGTAATCACCCCAGTCTACTTCACTTTTTATATCTCGTGGCGTAGATGTAGGCTTCAATTCAAACTCAATGCCATAGTCATCAATTAACATGTCGACTATCTGTTGAAACTTTTTTTGCTTTTGAGCCTCTGTAAATGCCGTATATAGCAACTGTTTTATTTGTTTATCAAGACTGCCTTCATTTAAAGCTTTTTTTACTTCTTCACGAATTAATTTTCTAAATTCTGACGCTTTCATAAATTTTTAATTAGAATTGAAGTATTGCGTAATCGTATTTCAAAGTTAATGTAATGTTGATAGCGTCTTCTGTCGACCAATCAAAGTCACCAAAGTTAGCGTCTCCAATATAAGCTCCTTTTAGTGTCCATTCTTCAACTTTATCACCTACTGGTCCTAAAGCATTGAAAGTAATGTCTTTCTTATAAAAGTCAGAGTAACCATCTCTACCTGTTACAGATTCTTTTCCTAAACGAATCCATTCCATTACTGCTTGAGATGCAGACGGAACTACAGGATCATAAAGAGTGATAGAAACGTCGTTCCATCTTCCTTTTCCTTTTAGTTTTCTCTCAACGTTGATATGATCTAATACTACGTCTCCGAAAGTGATTCCAGGTCTGTTAGCTGCTTTTATTAGGTAAGCAGGAATACCTTCAATATACATGATAAAACGGTTAGCTACTTTTGGTTCAAAAGCAGTAAACATGATTTCCGTTGGGTCTAATAATTCAGCCATTGTATTGTTATTATTTTATTATTTTAAATAAATATCTTTGTTTCGAAAAAACATTACCTTTCGGTTTATAATAAATATCCAAGTATCAAAAAAACAAAAGAAAAGGGACTATATTATAGCCCCTTGATTCTTTATTAATTATTATGCTCCTGGGAAGGCAGCACCGGTAGGTAAAATGTTAAAGTCAATTATAATAAACTCAGCGGTTTTCGCAGGTTGTAAATAAATTTGACCATACATAATATTTCTATCAATGATGTCTGGAGTGTTATTTGTTTCATCCATAATAACTTTAAATCCATAAAGACCTTGTCTTTGTTGAACTGACTCTAAATATGGATTACAAATATTTAAGAAACGGTTACGAGTTGCAGCTGTATTGTTTTCGAAAACCAAATACTTTGTTGCAGACGCAATAAATTTCTTAACAGCAATTAACAATCTTCTTACGTTGATTCTGTCTAGAGCTGACGGTTTAGCTTGAAGAGTTTTTTGACCCCATACACATACACCTTGAGCAGGGAATGTTGCAATTGGATTAACTCTTCCTTCATATAATGTATCTCTTTCAGCGTGAGTTAAACGAGTATATGCGTCGATTACTGTTGATAATCCACCTCTATTTAAACCTGCTGGAGCATACCATTCTGCAGCTACTTTATCATTGAAAGATAAAACACCTGGAATAACAACTGTCGGAGGAACCCAAACCGGTTTGTTAATACCAACATCTAATATTTTTACCCATGGATAGTAAGTTGCAGCGTAATTATTATCAATTGTTTGAACTGTATCTACTGCTATTGCAATATTATCTGTTAATCCAGCACAGTCAAATACCAAGAAAGTATCTCCTCTGTCTAAACACATATTAGCTGCATAGTCAATAACTGCTGGATGCAATGTGTTAATAACACCTGGAAGAACTAACATATTAATATCTAATTCATCTGGGTTTGAAACTGCATCAATAGCATTAGTATAAACTGAATAATCTTTACCAGATATTCCATTTAAGTCGAATCCTTGAGTATTTGAAGCTACAATCTCATCTCCTGTCAATCTTCTTCTATTTGGCTGAACTCCGTCAAATCCACCTTGGAAAGGTACAACGAATTTACGAGTTTCAGATGAAGTTGAAGTAGTTAAATTAATTGACCCAGAGTATGCTTCTGCAGCGGTTGGATAATTTGCAGCTGCGTTTTGAGTATAATTTGATAATAAGAATTTAGCATTTGAACCTGTAGTCGAATTATCACCAGGAATTGGTTTTAAGTAATTGATGTTATCTGTACTACCTAAATCATAATTAAATCCATAATGCACTCTTTTATTGTATATACCACCTATTGATTGAGCAGTTACTAAAGAAGCAGAGAATGGAGCAGTGAATGTTGAAGGTAATGGACTAAATAATGCAGCATGTCCAAAAGGAACTAATTCTTCAGATATCGCTGCTTTAGCAACATTCGTGTCAACCTCAACATAAATATATTTAGATTTATTAGCATAGTCACCATGTAAAATAACTTTACCATTTACAAATGTTCTATATCTATCTCCAATTACTCTAGCAATATATCTAGCAGAGTTAGGATCTAAATTTACATTATCAAAAACTTCTAAGAAATTCGGTCTAACATCAGTGTCAGTGGTATCATATGGAGAGCCAATTGCTTTTAAATAAGTTTGATCTACACCTCTAACAGCTACTGTAAATGAACCATAAGTTGATCCTGGTACAGTTCCTGCAGCTTTAATATTAGAAATTGCAATTTTAATTTCATAATTCGAAGTATTACCATCACTGATAGTATGAATTTTGAATAAATTGTAATTTGTATTATTTACTGTCTGAGATATAATCCATGGAGTAGTTGCATGATTAAATGTAGATTCTGATTGATAATCAAATGATTCTGTTACAAAATAACAACTCGGGTCAGCTGCTAATGAAGCAGATGCTGCAGTATCAAATAATGTATATAAGAATCCTGGTTGAGTTGTAGTGTTAGGTATTTTACTGAATACTTTAGATAAATAGTTTGGTGAAGTAGAGCTTATTGAAGCACTAAATGTATTGCTTACTGTAAATCCATCAGTTGGTGTATATGATCCTGATACTGTTACTACTACAGAACCTGAAGCATTAGAAGTTAATGCTGTTTTTTCAAACATTGTAGTAGCTGTCGCTATTGCAAAGTTCGTAGCAGTTTCATTAACTACTTGAGAAGGGTGAATTAATGCGATGTGTCTTTTTCCGAAAGAACCTGTTGCAACTAAAGCAACTGGAGCTACTACTTTATATCCATCATCATGTAAAGTACGAACAACTGTTAATTGTCCTGAAGAGTTTAAATACTCCTTAGCTGTGTAAGGTAAGTATAAATTTGGGTTGGTATTACCAAAAGTTTGCACAAACTCATTATAAGAAGAAACTGTTGTTGGAACCATTGCTGGTCCTTTCAATGTCGGACCTACGAATGCAGCTCCAATTTCAGAAATTCCTTGAGGTAAGAAAGACAAATCTTTTTCTTCGGTAAAGACACCCGGGCTAACGATTTTTTCTGCCATTGTGTTTTATGTGTTAAAGATTTAGTTTAAGTTAATTATCATTAATAAATATGATTAACCTGGCTCAAACAGTTATTGTATAGGAGTAAACATTCCTGTTTCTAAGTCGACATTTCCTTGCCCGTAACTATCTTCTATTTGTTTAACTAAAGCAACTTCAGATTCTATAATAGAATCATATTGACGTTCAAATTCTTCTTCTAAACGATTTAATTTATCTAGCTCTTTTTCTAATAATCTTTTTTCAATTTTAAGTTGACCAAATTGAGTGGTTGATAATGCGTATTTTTCACGCAATTCTCTGAGTGCGCTTAATTCTGTTTCAGTAAGCGTAATTGTAGTTTGTTCTGTCATAACTTGATTTAATTAATTTAATATAAATATGTAGCAACCATTTGAAACCTATGCTAAATTGTCTTGTGCAATGAATTTACCAATACCTACTACCTGATCTCCAGGAACTAAATTATAATCTAAATTTGTGGTATTTACTACTAATGTAGAAATTCCTGCAGATTGAGTAAATGATACAATAGCCGATCTAGGTATAAATGCTGCGGCCATTTCCCAATTCATTTGTTTATGTAAAAATGTAAAGTTATCAATGCTAGTAGCTGGCAATCCTATCGGCGCTGTTTCCCATCCAGAAGCAAAAGACACTGTAGTGCTATTTAATACTGTACCTGTTAATTGTCTATTAATAGTTAAATATGCAATAGCTGCTGTACTGCTAGCGCCACTTCCACCAGATCGTGTACCATATCCATTTAATAAAGTAGTACTAGATTCTCTAGGTGCTGTGTTTGCTAATGCAGAAACTGATTCAGTTACTCCATCTATTTCAATACCTGCAATAATTTTATTAACTGGATTAAGTCTATATAAAGCTGGCGCGTTTGGTCCATGAGTATTTAAAATATGAGCTTTGGTTCTCATTGATAATGTAGCTCTAACCACTCTGTCAGTTCCCGTATCATTAATATTTTCGAATGAAGGAGGATCTATGTGAGTTATAAATTTATGAGAGTCTCCGAATGCCTTTCCGTCAAACCACATTAGCTGTTCTACAATTTCATTTAATTGTACAGTATTATTAGTCCAACATAAAAGTTCATATTCTATTTGCACAAATTTAGGCACGTCCATAGAATAAAATTCTCTTTCTCTAGGCCTTTGAGCTAAATCAAATCTTGAGTATCTATTTCTTTGAGTATATTTTCTTTCAAAAGTAATTCTAGCGTCTGAAGTTTCTAACACTTTTAAATCTTGAATATCCTCTCTTTTAGTAACTGAATTTCTTCTTATCATAATAAGTGGAGTAAGCAGTTTTCCTTGAGAATCACGAAGAAACCCATGCTTTTGCACAGATGCCCATTTCTCTCCTGCTGCATACATAACTGGCACTGTTATAACAGAATTTTCTTCTACTATAGTAGGAGTGATAATATTTTCCAAATGCCACTTAACTGCATAATCTACATCATATAATGAAGTTGAAATGTCTTTAACTAACCCATCTCTTTTGATATCAGTATACCCCGCATTACGTTTTACTTCTTTATCAGACACAAACGCTGCTTCACTTTTAGTTATTTTATCTGGTCTCATTATAAGTTATTTGGTAATATTGGTTTTGATGTCGGAGGTGTTCCGAATCTGGTTTTTACTACATTTACTTTAGATTGTCGAGTCATATGAGCTTGAACAATATAAGATACGGAATATCCATGAGTGTCACCTCCAAACCAGTCGCTAGGATCTTTACCAGCAAATACTTGGTTGTTTATAGTAGAATCAATTTCAAAAAATCTTGAGTGATATTCTATTATATCTCCAATTTCCGGCATATTATTATTGTCGACTAAATCATCTAATAAAAATGCAAAAGTAGCAGTTTGAGTTACGTCAGGCCCGTAATCTTCAGTAGCCCATTGTGGATCGTCAAAAGTTACAATAGCCGGAATTAATACTGGCTGTTGATAAACTTTATTATTCGTTTCGTCATAGACATTTGTAGATATAGAGTTCAGCTGTGTCTTATAAAATAACACTTCCGTATCTATATATCTGTGAATTAATTCTCTATTTAAACTTCTAATTAAAGAAGCGTCTCGTTGACCTCCAAATAATGCCATATCATTAACCTATATAAATAGGCATAGGTACCTTGTTTAATTGAGATTGAATATTATCTGCTTCTTCAGTCATTTTAGCTAATTGAGATTGTCTAGAAACTGCCTCTAGATTTTCTCTTAACTGAGTAATTAAAGCGTCTTTTTCTGTTTGACCTTGAGATACTAAATCAGCTCCATTTAAAGTCGTTTCTGAACCTGGAATTGGAATAGAAGAATACTTACCTCTTATATTACCTAAAACTTCTTTTGCTAGAGCTAATGTATATTTGAATATCCATTGCTTTCCAGCAGGATTAATTTCATTATAATTATGTAATTCATAAGGAGCGTTTGAAAAATCTCCAACTACATTTGAACCTGTTATAACTTGTAAAGCTGACCGATCTTCTTCTGTAATATAATTTATAAATAATGTATAATCGTATGTCGGTAATGGAAATAAGGTTAATCTATCTCCTGTTATAGAGAAACTAAATGCAGACTTACGAATCATATCATTCATTTCAATTGCTTGAAGTCTTAATAAATCCGCATACATAGGCATCATTAAAAATGATACACCTGGAGAATAATTACCCCATCCAAAATTCTCTAACATTGTCTGAGACCCTAAACCAGTACCTATAAATGGGTCAAAATATCTTACAATTGCAGGAGGAGTTTCATGAAATATTTTTTTAATTTCAATGTGTTTAGATGCATCACCGGCTACTTCAAAAGTAAAATCATTTAAGTCATATACCTGCTGTCCTGTCGTTACTTGTATAGAAGCAGATTTATAAGATAAATAACCTCCCGAACCTGCTTCTGTACCGTAATTTTTTGCAATACCTATTAATCTTCCTAAATTAGTATTTACAGGTTTACCTGTTAAATTACCGCCTGTCGGAGACCCTTGTAATTGAAACATGTTATCTCTAATAGAGAATTGATTAACTTGATTGGAATATTCTAAAGATGCTTCTTCAAAACAAGCGTAAAAATGCACTGCTTGAAGTTCGACATCATTTATTGGATATCCTAATCTACCAGCACACCATGCTGCTACTTTATCTGCGTGATTTCTATATGTCGAATCTGCATCAAAGAATCCGAATGTGCCAGTTGAACCTGATACAAATGTACTTGATCCTGTCCAAATTGGTATTGTTACTGCCATGCTCCTTTACTTTATTAATAAATATCTTTTAAGATAATAAACTATAAAATTCTTTAAAGTGTTTGATTCTATCTGCTAATCCAATAGTACCTCCATTTACTCTTTTTGTCACTGCAGTTACTGTCGCGTCATCAGCTCCTTTATCACAAATAGACCATAATTTATTAGAATCAAAAAAGAATGCTGCTGAAGCTAATGGATATTTAGTAGCTACTAAATCAGGGTTTCCAACACAATCTTCACCAATGAATTTAGTAAAGTTAGTGTAATTAGATTTTCCTGTTAATTGAATATAACCTCTTCCTCTGAATTTGAATCCTTCTCTTGAAGCTTCATCTCCATTACCCATTCTAGATGCATAAACTCTAGAAGCTATTTTTTCTGGTTGACGAGCATATAAATCGGACATATTTCCAGGAAAGTATTTTCCAAATATTTTTTTTAACCCATCTGCTGAGTAATTTACATTTTCACTAACTGCTTTAAAATTAGCTGACTCGTGACCACATTGAGCCAAGAAGTGAGCAAGTCTTAAAGGTGTTGTAATATTAAATTTCGCAGCTGTGCTAGGAATTTGAGCAATTACTGAATCAGGAACATGTCCCTTTAATTTGTCTAATTTGAAATTTGAATTTGGTATTGCAGCTACTGGAGCTGCTCCAAACATTTTTGTCCAGGTACCTGGTCCGACGATACCGTCTGCTGTTAATCCATTAGACTTTTGCCATTCTTTAACTTTTGTTTCTGTATTAGGTCCGAAAGCACCGTCTGCAGTTAATCCTAATTTAGTTTGAAGTTTTTTTACATCTTCTCCAGATGACCCATTTTTTAAAAGCATGATTGATAAGTTAAATTATTTATAAATGATTTTACCTAATTCGCCACTAGGTGGTCGAAATCTTTTTGCCATAACTTCTAATTTTGCCGCGTCGACACCATGAAGGTTTCTTCTAGCTAATTTTTTTACATCTTGTTTATTTGGTTCGAAAACTACATATAAAATTTTATATCCATTTTGTTGAGCTAAAGTTTCATATGGTTCTCTTTCCTTATCTGTTAAATTTGTATTGTCAATTACAATAGCAGGTGCATTTTGATGCATTGCTAAAGCAGCTTTGTTTCTGCATTGTGTATGTGCCACTCCTAATTTAGTAGCGTCAAATTTATATTCTCCTCCTTGCTCGAAATAATGATCTGCTGAACAAATTACAGGAGCTCCTGGTAATTTTTTAATAAATGTAGATTTACCTGAACCTGGTATACCTACCATAATTATAACTGTTTTTGTTACTCCTTCATTTAATTGATTAAATGCAGTGTGATATGGATTAGAATATACTTGACCAGGAGTGAATTGTTTCATCCATCCTTTTTCAATATCTTCTAATACTGTATCTAATATATCTTTTAATTTCATAATTTAATATGTTCTGCCTCTGTGGTATGAACTACTTCTAAATTTACTGTCGGATATTTCATCTTTAAACCTTCTACTGCTTTTACATTTTTAATAGAATCATCTATAAAAACTATATCTTCATATCCTTTTTTAATTTCCTTTTCTATATATGCTGACTTCTTTTGTGGATCTGCATCCCCTAGCGCTACAATATATATGTCCAATCCAAATTGCTTTTTCAAATAATACTTAACTGGGTAAGCTAAAAGTCTAGCTGTTAGAATAGTTGTTTTAGTATTTGGGTCAGACGCTGCTTTTTTAAGTAAAGTGATATTTGACTTAATAGGCACTGCAGTTTTAATTACTGCATTGAATTCTTTGAAATTAAAAGTATCGCCTGGTTTAGCATCATACACTGCAAATTCCGCCGGCGTAATACTTTTTTCATTTCCATTATTTTTTACAATAATATTAGCTTTTACTTTTGCTAAAGTATCATCAAAATCAAATATTCTTAATTTTTTTGCTTTGGCTTCTTTTAGTATTTTAGTTATATTCATAATCTAATATTTGTCCTACTAAATCACTTCTGTGATTCTCTTTTAATTTTATCCATTCAATACCAGCTATCTTTTTAGAGAGCTCAATAGCATAAGTTAAACCTGATATAGACTCGTTCGTATCCTGCTGTTCGTTATCCCCGTTTATAATGATTTTACCGGTCTTTCCAAGGCGTGTTAAGATGGCAAGCATCTCAGGCTTCGTAAGGTTCTGTGCTTCTTCTACAATCAACACATCGTCTATTGTTTTACCTCTAATAAATTGCACAGGTAAAGCTTGAACTCTTTCAGTTTTTACAAAATCATCTATTTTAATCTTGTCCATACACTTATACAAATTCTCAATAAGTGCTTCCATATATGGATTGAATTTGTCTTCTAAAGCTCCCGGAAGAAATCCTAACGATCTTCCTACTTCAATAGCACTTCGAGTAACTAATATTTTATCACATTGTTTTTTATTTAAAAAGTCTAAAGCTGCTTGAGCTCCTACTAAAGATTTTCCTGACCCTGCTCTACCTGTTATAATGACAATTTGGTTATCTATTATTAACTGCTTTGCTTGTTTTTGTTCTTCATTTAAAATGACATTGTACTTAATATCATTTTTTCTAACTCTATTAGGTTCTTTCATAAAATACTAATTTATAATAAATATCAATCTAGTGTCTTTTAATCAGTAGAAAAGGGGCTATTACTAACCCCTTTTAAACTTAATTTAGAGTGACTCTAGATTATACTAAATGCAATCCATGTACTTTAATAGTACCATAGAATTCTGGTCTTACCATTTTCTTAGCATAACGTGTCATAACACCTTTACGTGGAGTAAAGTTTGTTGGATCGTATACTAATGGAGTCATGATAAGTGGAATATATGGAGCATATACAGCACCTGTTTCCAAGAATTGAGCACCTCTATATCCTAACAAGATAACGTTGTCAGTCATATAAGGATTTTTGTAAACTGTAAATCTTGAATTCAATAAACCTACTTTTTGAACTCCCATTGCAAATTGCATTTTGTCACCATTAGTGTCAGCAGCATATCCTGGGATAGATTCTAAAATAGTAGCTACGTCTGGAGAACATACTAAGAAGTTTGCTCCACCACGCATAGTCTTTTGGTGAATTTTGTTAGATACTTTTTGGATTTTAGTTCCTAAAGTTTGGAACCAAGTACCTTGAGTATAAGCTGTTCCTGTGAAACCGCCTACAGCGAAGTTATCAGTTGCTGAGCTGTACTCATATCCTACTTGAGCAGACCATCTTTCAGTCGTTACTGCATTTTGAATCAACATATCTAAGATTTCTAAATCAATCTCTTGAGAGATATATTCAGATAACATAGAAGTCAATTCAGCTTCAGCATCGATTGAATGGTATGCATTTAAATCTTGAGCAAACTCTGGAGACCAAATAGCTTTTAATTTTCTTGTTTTAGCAACAATTGATTCTGATTTCAACTCTACGTTGATTTCAGGAATATTGATGTCTGTTCCATTTCCTAATGTATCTTGGAAATCACCTCTATCAGATGCGGTTGGTTGTTTTTGATATCCAATTGCAATAGTTTCACCTAATCCTGAATTTGTAATAGAACCTGATACAATAAATGTCAATGTAGTGTCATTGATATTTTTAGTAAATTGTGGATAATAATTAACAATTTTAGCAGCGGTTGAACCTGAAATCAAATAAGCTCTTACACCTTCTAAATCTGCGTTTGATAATAATGCAGCTGGTACAGAGATTTTTTTGAAGTGACCTGCAGCAATTGACGCTGAGTTAGCAGTTGTAAATTTTGAATCGTAATTGAATTCGTCAAAATCTGCATCTGAAGCCATTGTTAATGCAGCTGAAATAGATCCTGAAGCAGTAGCTGAAATAGCAGAACCTGAAGCATTCAATGTAGTTGTTACATCATTGATTGAGAATCCAAATCTACCTGAACCATAAAGACCACCTGTTGGATCTTGATCTAATCCACTAGTTACACCAAATACAGAGTTAGCTTGAAACCCTGGAGCTGATGGATTACCTGCTGGAGTAGCAGTATTATTAAATCCTGGCTGAGCAGTACCGTATTTGAAATCCATATAGAACACAAGTCCTGATGGTAAATTCATTGGTTGTACAGAAACGAAATCTTTAGCAGCGATTTCAGCAAATACTCTTCTTACTAATGGTAAAGCTACACCTGACCATTGCTCTGAGTTAGAAGCTGTACCTGTTGAGTTAGCTTCAGTTACTAATTGTTTAGCTTGGTTTTCAAGCATAATAGCCATACCGTGTCTTTCGTACTCGCTATCAATACCTTCTAATAAACCAGTCTTTGACCATTTACCTACTAGGCCTTTGGTCTCATCCATTTGACGACGAACTTGAGAGTTACTGTCGTTTAAGATTGATTTTAATGACATATTGTTTTGTGTTTTTTGTTGTTTTTTAAATTATTTTTTTAAACCTGCTAATTTTTGGAATCTGCTAGCTAAGTCAGCTCCTTCAGATAAAATACGCTTTGCTGGTTTAGTTGAAGCTACTGGCTTCGATGCGTATGATTCTTTAATCGACTTTTTAGATGATGGAGTTTTGAATCCTTCAGCTAATGTTGAGAAAACTAATTTCACTTCACGTAAATTATGAGCTCTGTCAAAGTTTTCAATTACTTTCATTTTTTGACCTTCGTTCAATGCAAAATTACGGAACAATTTGTTTGAGTAAAGAAGTTTAGCATTCAATAAATTAACTTCATTGATTTTACCTTTTAAGAAACGAATAACATTATAAGCTTCTTCTAACTCTTCGCTAGACTCTTCTTCTTCAGTCATTTCTTCAGCTTCTTCATCTTCTTCTCTTAAAGAACGAATGATTTCGTTGATGTCGATATCTTCATCTTCTTCTTCAGTCATTTCTTCCTCTTCTCCTTCTTCCATTGGGTCTTCTTCAGAATAATCGCCTTCTTCCATTGAGTCGTCAGAATCGCTTTCTCCTTCTAATTCTCTGATGATTTCTTCTAAATCTAAATCATCTTCTTCTTCAGTCACTTCTTCTTCAGAATGGTCTTCTTCAGAATGGTCTTCGCCTTCTTCACCTTCCTCTACAGGAGCTTCGTTATCAGCATACGCCATATCATCTTCTTCATGCATCTCTTCGGTTTCAACTTCTTCTTCCTCTTCAGAAAGTTCTTCAGCTAATTTCGCAGATAACATAGATTGAAGTCTTGGAGTAAACGCTTCTTCTAAAGCTAATTTAGCATTAGCAAGGGCAGTTTGTTTTACAGCTTTTGCATCAGCAATCGCTTCTTTCAATAAATCTTTCATGTGTTTGTCCTCTTATTTTTTAAAAATCGGAAATAAGATTATTAGGAATCTTAATAGAATAAATACTATCATGCACCTTGCATAGAAGTAATGTGAGCAAGGTATTGTGCGTTATAACAATAAATATGGGCGTGCTTACAAAAACACGCCCATTTTCATTATTTTTTTTAAAATCTTAAATTAATTATACTTTTATGACTTTTGATATTACAGTTTTCAGTACTTCCATAGTCATATCACTACCTTTTAATGTATCTACAACTAAATGAGTCAATGCTTCTGAATTAGTCCCTAAGTGTGATAATGCCGAAGATACTCCTGAAACTCCTTCTAAAGCGTGGTATATACCAAACCCAGCAACGCCTATCATAATACATGCATAAATTAATTCTGCTGCCGGTCCTGCATTTTGTTTAAGCCATTTATTTCCATTCATAAAAGCTACTCCTTGAAGTATTTTTTTAATTGGATATACAAACGCAGCATGCGCCATATGAGCAAATTTACCTAGAGCCTTACCAACCTTTGAAGCATATATTTTATCATGTAAATTATGCATTACCTTTTCGTCTCCAGCCTTTTCAGCTTCTTCATATTGCTTTTTATATGATTCTAATTCTTTTCTCTCTTCAGAAGTTAAAGCTAATTTAGAATATGCCCAATCAATTAATTTGCCTAGTAATTTTAGTAAAGTAGGAGAAGCTAAAACTAAGGATAAAAATAATCCTTCATTTAAAACATCTTCTTTAATTGTATCATCTGACTCGATAGCATCTAATGAAACATCTTCAGGTCCTTTAGAAGATAATTTCTTATTTTCCAAGTCTTTTGCAATTCCTTTTAAAAGCTTTTCTAAATCAGCATCAGACGCAATGCCAGCTTCTGCTAACATGAATCGATCTTGTTTAGTTAATGATTCTTTAACTAAAACAAATGCCTTTGTGTGTGCTGGTATAGCATCGTATAATTTCATTACTCTTCTTTTTCTTCGTTATCTTCTTTAGGCTCTTCAGGCGCTTGATAATTAGCGTCAATCCAATTAAAGAATTTTTTCTTTGATTTATCGTCTTCTAAATCTGAAGGTTCTTGAATTTTAAATTTCTTCATTGCTTTTTGAAAGAACTTTTGATAGTCTTGACCAGCTCCTGCTACTGCTGAAGCTTCATTAACCATACCACCTACATCATAATATTTGTTCAATGTAGAACCTATGTCTTCATAACAAGCTTCTAAACGTTGTTGAAGCGTTGACATTTCTTGAGCAGTCTTTTCAAATATTTTGTGAGCCTCCCCTAAATGCTTCATATGACGACCTACTGTCTGATGGTCAAACCATTCTTCAGTCTCTGATAAAGTCAATTGATTTGCTGCGTTAATCATTTCTCCTAAATACTGAGAGGTCTCTCTTAAATTGTGAGTTCTGTAAATAGAATTAGAATGCTCCGCAAATTTATACACAGCTTCTAAAAAAGCTTTCTTTTGTTTCGACGACATTCCATCGGTCGCAGACTTATTTTCCTTAAGTTTAATAAGTGATGCAAGTTTAATAGGATTCTTACTCATAGATTCGTTATTTATATTTTCAGCGCGCATGTGCAATGCAGCTAGATATTTTCTTAATGCTTCTTTTGTTCCTTTTGTTCTACCAACTAATTTGCCAGTGTCTTTTTTATATACAGCATATTTACCATCTTCTTTTTTTACTGAATATGGCATATTAAAATTGTGCTATGTATTTATTATTTTTAAACAATACCGTTCCAGACTCTAAAGTTTCTTGCTTACCAAATGGATGAACAAACTTAAATCTAAATAAAAATGTATATCCTCCAATTATATTTGGCAATGGAGTTACTACAACTTCTAGACTTAATGAATTAAACATTGCCTTCATTATATTTGTTCTAATTTCTTTTTCTAAAGAAGTAGCGTACACGACAACGTTATTACCTTTTTTTAATAAAGTAGGAGTAGCTGGATTAATACCAGTTTGTTGCCTGAATACATCAACAGCTCCTTTTAAAACTTGCTCAGAAGGTTCTACTACAGCTTCATTTAAAGCTTTTCTAACTTCAGACTCTATAAGTTTTTTTAATTCAGCTTTCATTATTTTATATCAGTTAAGATATCAGTTATCAATCTATTTACTTTTGTGTATTTAGATGATGAAAACGTTTGACCTGGTTGGATTGACTCATGCATTGGTTTTAAAAATGCTCCGTGAGTTGAAGGATTTGATACAAAGTCAAATGCAATTAACTCAAAGTCATTTTGAACTTCAACTTCAGATTCTCCTAATTGCTTAACAGACCCTAGACCTCTAGAAGAGATACCTAATTTAATTCCACATTTGAAAAGTTCTTTTAAAATGTTTCCTGATGGTGTTGATAACACTTCTACAGTACCACATAAATCATTTCCATCCCAATGCATTTCTGTAATGTTATGAGATACATTGTTTAAGTTAACTATAGATGAATCTGGATGATCTAGCTCACCTAACGCTCTTCTTTCTTTAATATTAATATCAGAATACTTTTGTGCTTCTCTCATTAATATATTTTTTGGATATTTACGTCCGTTTTGATTAGTGGCATCTGCTCTTTGCAAAACACCTTTAACCATTAAGCGTCCTCCGTTTCTTTCCATAGATTCGTTAATCTTATCTGGCGAAATGTCAAAGGTGATATAATCTACTAATAATTTTTTATTTTCCATGATATTATTTTAAATGTAATTGAGACGATAACTTCATAAAAGTAGACTCAGCTACATTGCTTTTATTTTTCTTAACTTTTTTATATCCTAGCATTTCGATAGTGTCATCTTCTACATCTCCGAAAGCGGCAGGAGTGTCATATCCAGCAACTCCAGCTGTTGTAGACATTTCTGTGATGTCTTCGCCTAGCTCATTCATCATAAAGTCAAATACTTGATCCATGTTATTTTTAGCTTCTGATATATGATCTTCAGCCCAGTCATGCCCATTTTCAAGTATATTATTAATTTCCATTTCATCTTTGTTTAAAAGAATCTCACATTGTCTATGCATTTGTTTTAAATTGCTATAAAACATGTAATTAATAGACTTACTTGAGTCTAACGCTGCTTCCTTTAAAAGGAATTTTTTAAATGAATCTGAATAAGACATAAATTATTTTTAATAGTATAATACAGTTATATCTCCAGCTGCAGATGCAGACACGTATGATAATTGAATTGGGAATATGTAATGGCTATTCGTTGGTTCGTGAAAATCTATTGCTGTGTATCCTTGCCCATTAGAAGCTGAAATAACTACAGATCCTGTATTCATAACTATAAAAGCTGCGTTATTAGCAAAGCTTCCTGTTAGCCTTAATGGATTGTTTAAAGTCGCAGTTACTCGAACTGTTCTAGAAAAGGTTCCTTGTTGAACTTGTGAATGATATGCGTTTTGAAACGAATATGTTGGATTTACTGGATTAGACATGATCTATACTTTTTTAAGTTCTTTGATTAATTCATGATACCGTAACAAATTCAATATATGATTATCTTTAATTGTCTTAACAGAAGCTAGTTCTTTTAGCAAATTAGTTACTTCAGTTAATTTAATTTTTACTACAGCATCGTCTACTTTAGAAGTCAATGTAGTTAAATCTTTTTGAAGTTTAGCAGATTCTTTAACAATAAAGTCTTTTAAATCCGGGCCGTCTGAAACTGTATTAATATAGTTTCTTAAGATTGATTTCTGACCTTCATTCAAATTTGAATATTTGTCATTGAATTTATCAACTAAAATTTTATATGATAGCAAACGAACTTCTTTGTCTTGCTTAACAAAATCAGACATTTCATTTAACTCAGCTTTTACTTTAACCTCTTTACGAGTTATATGCTCGATAATAGTATATCTATTATTAACAGACTCTGTAGGGTTATCAGCAATTGTAAATTCAAATAATTTATAAATTGCAGCTAAAGTTTTATAGTTATTTACTTTTGATTTGAAAAAGTCTTCAACATTATAAGTGTCTCTGATTTCTTTAATCAAGTTATATTTTTGTCTGTTTAAAGTTGCTTGGTTAATTTGCGATTTTGCCACTAACACTGCTTCAATTAAATGATTAGCTTTTTCTTCTTTTGAAAAATGCTCTTTAACTAAAGTTTGATACAAGTTAAGTTCTTTAGCTAATGTTGTAGATTTAGCAAAATACTTCTTGATAAGCGGAATCGCCTTTGAATCATTATTGTTCAAAGTATCGGACGCAACTTGGCGAACAAGTAATTCGAATAGTACGCCGGTGTTTTTAAACTTTGAGTGCTTTAAATTTTTCATTCAGGCTATGTGTTTCTTTTTTAATAATAAATATGAACTTTCTAATGTTTTAATTTCCTTCTGGTAAAATACTTGACTCATCATCTATACTAGTATGTTCTGATAATAAAGTCGCTTTTTTATTCACAAATTTTTCTAATCCATATTTTTTAATTAAATCTACAGATTCATTTCGTGCGTTTTTCCAAGCTACTTTACCAATTGGATCATATCCTCTAGGATGATCGTGAGTATTGTATTTCATACCTTCTTTTGGTCTACCAGCTCCTGGCCATCCTCCTTTAGGTACTTCAGGCGTATCTCTATTTTTAGAGCGTTTATCATATTTTTTTTCTAAATCTTCATCAATGCCTTCTCCAAATGGATTAGCTCCTTTTTCTTCTTCACCTTCAGGAGCGGCCTCTTCTCCTTCAGCTCCGCCTTCTTCACCGCCTTCCTGCTCTTCTTTCTTTTTATTGAATTCATCTAAAGGATCTTCTCCCTCTTCTGAAATTTTAGTTATTCTAAAAGTTTCTTTTTGATCTTGAATAATTCCTAATGTAATAGTTTCAATCTCATCATCTGCAAAATTAAATATATTTCTGAAAATCCAATCTTTAGAAATTATTTTACCTTCTAACATCGATTTTGCTAAATCAACTTTGGTAGCATATAAAGTTAATTTTTCTTGCTCGTAAATAGTAGACGGCGAAGTCATTGTCAATTCGAAATTAGCTAATTCAGAATCTTCATAACCTTGAGCAGACAAATGTACAATAGCTATTTTATACAATTCAGAAATTATAATTCTTTGAAGTCTTTCAATAGTTCTTGCAAATCTAACATCTTCAGCTGCTAAAGTAGCTTTTCCTCCTACTCCTTCTTCATACCCAAGAAATGCTTTAGGCACTTTTAAAGAAGCCATCATTTTATTTCTTAAGTACTCAATATCGTCAATACCCGTAAATTCCATTCCAGCCAAAGTGTCAATTTCAGTTCCAGAAGCTCCACCCCTTACAGGTAAGAAATAATCTTCTAACATATTTTGCATGTTAAACTTAAGATTATAATCTCCCGTTTGTTGATCAACAAAAGGAGTCTTTTTCATATTATTGACAATTTTCTGCATGTACGCATCAACTTCATTAGGCGGAATATTACCTACATCAATTTTGAAAATTCTCTTTTCAGGAGCTCTCATTATTCTATGAATTAACATTGCATCTTCCATCAAAGTTAATTGCTTCCAAACTTTTCTAGCTCCTTCAATCATAGATCTACCATATGGTAGAAAATTTGAATCTGTTAATAATCTAAAATGAGCAATTTCAAAATTCTCATATACAATATTTTCTCCTCCTAATTGCTTGAATTGTACAGCGTATGGATTATTAGGGTCCATTCCTTCTTCACGAATAATTTCATATGCAGATAATGGAACTACATTGATAACGCCTACCTCTTCAGATACATCTAATTTCAAGTATAAATCTCCATACTTACACATATTTCTAACCCATGGCCATAAATTAAATTCTATGTTTAAAATGTCATAGAATAAATTGTGAAGTATCTTTTTTGTATTTTCATCATTACTAGTTATTCTCAATACATCGCCGAAGTCATCTTTCATTACAGTTTCATCTGCATAAATGTCCAAAGTTGAATTGATAATAGCGTCTTGATCCATTGTTTCATAATCCGTATACAATTCTACCTTTGAAGAAAAGTAATTGTAGTTAGGATTGTATGTATTTGATGAATATGGTTTAACTCCGTGTAGTCGAGTAAATCTGTCGGTATATCTTGAATTGTGTGGATTACCCAATGACTGTAAATGGTCATTGTCAATAACGCGTAGTTTATCTTTACCAACTTTACGCACAATTACGTTAGTGTTAAAGAGACGTTTAAGACGACCAAATAATGTTTTTTCTGCCATAATTTAATTAAGTGATTTTAAATAAATATCAATCTTTATAATAACCAGCGTAAATCTTCATCATGGCCTTGACCATTATGACCTGTATTCATAGACCAACCCACATCGCTTCGATATCCTGCAGAATATGCTCCAGCACCTTTACTAAAATGGTCTAAAGTTTTTCTATTCAATTCCATTCCTTGTTGACGAAGTTTCAATGCTGTATCTCTAATCCATAGCGTAATACAAAATGCCATAGTTAAATCGTCATTATAACCTCTCTGCGCTTCTGCTCTAGAACCATTCCAAATAAATACAAAAAGTTCTGCTATAAGTCGTTTACTGCGAATTACTGGGATTCGCTCTCTCATATAAGTATCTAATTTTGATATTACCAATGGTCTTGTTCTAGAAGAAGTTGTAAATCCAGGCGTCATTTGAGAAGTATCTTTTAAATCAACATATCGTGCAAGTTGTTGGGAGACATCTGATACTCCGCCATCTTTAGGAGAATAATAGATATTTTTATATTGCCTATCTATTGCTACTTGAATTGATGCCCAACCTACATTTGCATTTTCTATTACTAGTAATGCATCATTATATTCTGTCGCTACATTTACTAAAAGATTACCATAATCCTTAGTACTCATTTGCCCTTTGTATTCTGCTACTTGAGTTACAGACTCTACATCTAATACGTGGAATGCTGAATAATCTCCACCATCTCCACGAGCAACGTCTGCTACTACAATATAATCTCTTGTGTAATCAGGTTGTTCCCAAATCCATAAATTTCCGTCTATACCACGTTTTTCTATAGGCTCTTGAATAGTAGTTTGTTCATACCATTGTAATAATGCACCGTCAATTACGGTAGTACCAGATGATATAAAGTCACAATCACATTCTTGAGCTGCTCCTTTAGTTCCTAAAAGACCATCTTGTTTATCTCTCCAAGCTTGATTTCTGTCAGGATGCACAGACCAATGTAGTCTAATTGTATTGAATTGATTAGTGCCTTCTTCAGCCCCTACCCATGTTTGATGAAAGAAATTACCAGTACCATTAGGCGTTGATAATATAATAGCTCCTCCTCCTGTTGCTAGAGTTTGTTGAGCAGATATCCAAATTTCTTCTACATTGGAAATAAATGCGGCCTCGTCTATTATCAATAAAGACAATGCTTCAGAACGACCCGAGTCCCCTGATGATGAAGTTGCTTTAATTTGAGAACCATTATTTAATCTTAATGATAATTTATTATCTTCAGTAGCTGGTAATTTTAACCATGAAGGTAAATTTTCATACATTACCTTTACTTTTAATACTAAGTTTTTTGCAACCTCTTGTTTAGTTGCAATAACTAAAATATTTTTATCGCCAAAGAAAGTCATTAACCATAAAGCATATCCCGCAGATAAAGTTGAAATACCTAACTGTCTAGACTTTAAGATTATATTATAATCATTATCTCTTAAATCACGTAACGCGTCTTCTTGAAATGGATATAAATGAAATGGAATTTTACCTTTTTGTGGATGTTGAATCTGACAGTACTTCTTCATAAAGTGTACAGGATCTAACAAACACTTTTTGTATTCTTCCTTAATAATATCTTTTAAAGACTTATTTGTATTCGACATAAATTATTTTGTTATTAATAGATATGATGTAGTAATCACACCTACGAATGTCGCAGCTTTCCAGATAAAAGATTTAGCCTTTTGTCCTTTTAATTCTTTATGCAAGTCTTCAGACATTTTTTTAGCTAATTTAACTTGCTCTTCAAGCTGCTGAATTATAAATGCATTATTTTTATGTTGTTCATCATGCATATCCAACATAATAGATTTAACTTGAGATATACTTTCTAATTTTTCAATTTTAGTATTTAAAAGTTTAACTTCTTCTAAACATCCATCATATCGCAATAAATCTTTTGCAACTTCTTTTGCAATAGGAGTAGGTATACAAACTTCGGTAGTATCTGGACTACTTGGTTTTAAGGGCTGGGTTGTAGCGGTTTGTGAAAAAGTATTCCAACTCAGGGTTAGAAAGCTTATTAATAGAATTAGTTTTTTCATCTGTTTTTTGTTTTACTGTCATTATTGTTTTGTCAATGTGATGGATATCATTATTAATAGTTACAACTTTTTGCTTAACTGAATCAATTTTAACACCTATTTTAGTGTTCACAGCTTTAGCCGAATCTACTTTTACTTGAATAGATTCAATTTTGTTTTTGTATCCCCTTACGTCTGTCTTAATCCTGTTAGTAGTAAATATATTATAAGCTGCTAATGCAATTATAATAAATAACAGAATATTTTGATTGTTGTCGTTTGATGTACTCATATGTTACTACCTTTTATTTAATATAAATATAAAAGGTAGTAATTATTAAGATATTTTTGCGTCTGGCGAAGGAGCTACTGTCGC